TTACTTGGTCTCTACTTGCTTCTTTTGACCTCCGGCCCCGACTGCTCCGGTGGTGCTTCTGTTACTGCTCGTTGTAAAACATATCCACCTCTTCCTTGAATATCCTTAACCCGTAGCCATTCGCCCTCGCGAGCAACCACTGTTAACTCTGTACCTCTTGGAAACTGCCAGGTCCGCTGGCTGGTTTCTCGGGTTTCTTTATAAATGTATTCTGTTTCACGCAACCACACACGGCCTTGTGGTTGTGATTCTGCCTGTATGCGTCGCACACTTTCAGCCACAGTTTCTCCGGGACGCTTTTCCAAAGTTACGGGCCGGGCCGGTTCCTGTGGTGGAGGCCCACGCACAGCCGCCACTGGTGCTACGGGGCTTTGTGCTGGCGGTTTGGTTTCTGCGACTGCGACTGGTCTAGGTTCTTCTTTTTTGGCTGGTTCTGCCACTGTTGGCGCAGGCGGTGCAACTGTTGTAGCAGGCTTGACATCATTTCGCTGTTCTTCTTTCTTAAAATCCCAAACGCCTTTGCGTTCGCCTTCTTTGATTAATTCTACCACTGCGGCTTCCACCGTGGCCTTGACTGCCAGGGTGCCGGGTTCGTTGACTGTGAGTCCGGTTTCAAATTCAAACATACTGGCTGTGGCACTCAAGGGGTTACCAGCTCCTCCAAAGATCTGGCTGGTAATATTTTTGTTGTCTATGTATTTTAATACTGCTACGCTGTCAGAAGTGCTGTAAACTATTTTTGTGACTGTAATCGCAACCAAGACCTTGCCGGTATTTACACTCACAGCACGCAGGCTTATGGTCACAGTATCTTTTGAATACTGTGTCTGTGGACCTATGCCCAGGAATCTATATGCTGCACCACCGGACTCTGTGGATGTGTCATAGCCAATGATACCACCTTCCATGATGATGCCAGCAAACATCAAGGGCATTAATGGTTTGGCATCCTTGCCTTCATAGGCTTCACGCATCTGACGTATGATGGTGCGCTCTTTGGTCAGGGCATCTATGCCCACACGTTCTACCACATCAAACCACTGTCCACGACCCACATCTTGCAAGGCCTTGATTAAAAATACTTCGGCACCTTGTGTGACTGCTGTGCTTAAACTGGCCACACCTGCCTGTGGTCTGCGTTGTCCGGTTTTGTCCGCAAAACTGTACACAGCCACAGCCACCTTTTTGCCATTGGGTGGTGGCAGAGTGTCAAACTCTTTTTGCATCTTGTTGGGTGCTACTTCGGGACGGTATTCAACTATGCCAGATTTTTCTAACATGGCACATCCACTCAACAATGTTATAAGAAGGGCCGCAAGTAATGTACGCATTTAATTCCCAAACTGAAATGTGCCCAGAGGAACTGTGATAGTGGTTTGATTGCCCACTGTGTCTGTGACCTGCAGATATATGTTGGAACTGTCTTTGTTCCAGAATATGGTATTACCTTCAAAGTTGAGTGTACCTGAACAGCCTACCGAATTGGTGCTGGTGCAGTTGTTGTTGGCAAACATGGCTGTGGCCAGATTCTGGCTGATCTGTGCGTAGATACGCGATTCTAAATTGTTTAGAAACTTTTGTATGTTGGTGTTATTTTTGTCAGCTTTGGCCTTGTCTAAGGCCGCTTGGATGTCCTTGGCCACCTGTGCTCGACGTGAAAATTCTTGGTTTTCCACAGTCAAGACGTGACTGGAGTAGCCCGAGCCGGTGAAACTTGGACTTTTGAATTGAAAATCTGGTAGTGGAGCTGCCATGGCCGCTAGTGGCAACCAGGCAGCTACAAAACACGAGTATTTTTTATATTTGTTATGCATACTCTAGCTCCTACTTATATTTAAGCAGGAACCGGAGTAAATTAAAGTGGAGGTTTTAAATTAGGCGGAGATGTGAGAAAACCAGTTCATGTCTGGCAGGCCTACATTGGTTTCTACCAAATACATGGGGCTTAAAAAACTGCGTAAACCGGTGGTTGTATTTTGTTTTTTTCGTAGATAATGATCTTGGATGCTGTCAAAATACTGATTAATTGTCCATGTCCAAGAATCATAAAATCTAGGATTGTGTGTTTTGATCCAGTAGTCACTTTCCCAGACCAAACTACCCAAAGGTTTTCCTACCTGTAGTGTCTGTATGTTGTATTCAGGATAACAGACTTTTTGATATATTTCTCTGTATTCTTGCTTTTTGACCACAGAATCTTTTTGTTCCGATTGCACTGTAAAATTATTTTTTATGTAGTTTTTTATACCGTGTGCATGAGCCACAGGAATCATGGGGAAGTCTTTTGACCAATAAAACATTTCAACTTTTCTACTGGGATCAGAGTCTGATCCTCCCATGCAATCCATGAAATACGCATAAAAATTATTGTTTTCAACCTGACATCTTATCTTGTCGCACCCGTAGACAACGCCTATCTTTTTGCCCTGTTTTTCTGCTTGTTTTTCTTGCTCTGATTTTCGATTAAATCTAAAGAAGGTGGGCATGGTTTGATATTGATTGGAAAGTAAAACGGCATTTTCAGGCAAATCTTTTTCAAGTTCCTCTGAATAATCATCAATGACAATGTTAATCTTTGGATAGGTATTCTTGATGTAATCCAACACAGGTAGCACAGCGTACTCAAATTCACTGCTTAGATTTGATTCGTGAGTGTTCAACGGATCTGCGGATTTATAGTTTCTTTCTTTTCTGGCCCAGCGTGTGTAAATTTCATCTATGTGTATATTATTACTTAAAAAACTATGAAGCACAGTCCAGGAATCCATGCCTCCACTGAAATTCACAATCACATAATCGTATTGATCTCTGATTTGCTGTGCTCGATCTCGATGCAACTCACTTATTGTCTGTGTGGGGATTTTCGTCCAGTCCAGTGATCCAAAAACGTTTTCGTGGAAAACCCATCGAACTGGTTTGTTGTATTTGGAGGCTGTATGTAGTGCTTCTGTTTTATTTAGAAACGGCCAATATTGACCAACTTCATAATAGCCATGTGGAGAGTTAATTGGTATTACTGGACGCATTTATCTTGTTTATTATTTCCTGATAAAAACTGTCCAGTTCGCCACCTAGCTTGCCAACAAGTTCAGGCGCAAGATCTTTGCACAGTTGATAGTTTTTGTTATTGTAAGCCGAGATAAATTCTTGGTGTAAAGTTTTGATTTGATCTAATTGTGTTATTTCGGGAAATATTTTTTCTGCTGGTACCACGCAATAAGCAGTTATGGTCTTATCCTCAACCTGAAAAGTTTCTAATTCCAACACTGTTTGATTGCTTTGTAATCTTTGTGCAGCTTCTTTGTTCCAGATAATTTGCATCAGCGATCCTTTGATATTCGTAATCTATGGTATATTTCTTGTACACCTTGGGCCTGGCTCACACAGTCTTCCAAGGCATTGTGCAAGCCAGCTTTGTTTTTTTCTCTGGGATCGCCATGCACACCAAACAAGGTACGGCTGTCACGTATCTGCCAAAACTGCCAGGGAGTGGGCCAACCCATCTGTCTGTAAATGTTTTCCAAGATCACGATGTCGAAAGCAGGACCTTGGCACCAAATGTTTTCTACTCCCACAGTAAATCTATTTAACTGTCGGTACATTTCTTCCAGGTTCACACGTCCATGTTCGCCCAGGGCTTCTTCTCGGACATCTTCAGCCTGACGGCTCCACCAAGCCAAGGTATCTTCTTGTACTTCGCGGCCCAGAGACAACTGTTCATCTACATTGATACGCAGATAAAGACTGTCGCCAAAACGATCGGGAGTATATGGGTCAAACTTAACAGCACCCAAGGTAAGGATAGCACAATCGGGTCGTGTGCCCAGGCTTTCCAAATCCAGCATTATGTCCATAATGCTATTATAACACTTTAAGACTTGTTGGTCAAGATTTTTAGTGACTCGGCTTCAACCACACGTTTGCGCAGGCTGGAACTTGAAAATGAGTGATCTCGTCCATTAAAAATTGGCATGATACCTCGACGCAGTCCTTCGTGTTTGCCTGAGTATTCTTTGTCTTGATATTCAACACCCAACACACGCACATCAACTGGCAGTGTCAACAACAGGTCCACTAGATCCTGTTCGGTCTGATACACTACCACTTCATCCACATATCTGCAGGCCGCAAGTTGGATTTGTCTTTCTACTATGCTCTGTACCGGTTTGTTTTTGGTGTCTGGTCGATCAATGGTAGGATCTGTTTGTAGTCCGGCAATTAGGTAATCACAGTGACTTTTTGCCTCGGCCAACATGGCGATGTGCCCAGCGTGTAACATGTCAAAGGTTGAAAATGTGATGCCGATCTTTTTGCCTTCGGCTTTTAATTTTTTAACGTGGTTGAAAATCATTTGTCGGCTTCGATTTTGACTTGCAAAGGAAATCCGTTGTTACGAGCCAAGAGTGTGACTTCGATGCCTTTTTGTTCGGCCATTTCGTAAGGTAGTACTGCGACCACAGCTGAACCTTCTTCGTGTACTCGCATGGTCAGTGCTTCGGCAGCACCTTCATCATAGTTGAAAATCACCTTGAGTGTTTCGATCACAAACTCCTTGGTAGTTTGCTCATCATTGATGTAGATCACGCGAAATTGTGGCGGCTCTTGGATATTGAGTTTTGGGTCAATCCTAGTGCGTACCACTGTTTCTGTTTTAGTTTTGGCCATTGTGTCGCTCATGATTTTGTATAAAGGGAAAGTTGTCTTTCCCTTTATTATACATACTAATTACTTATTTTGCAAATGTAATTTGTATCTTTTTAGGCTTTTGTTCTTCGGGAACGATCTGCTCCAGAGCCACCGCCAAGATACCATTTTTTACAGTGGCACCACGGACCTGCATGTTGTCTGCCAATGTAAAAGTGCGAGTAAAGTTACGAGCACTGATGCCTTTATGCAAGTACTCAATTTCTTTTTCGCTCTTGGTTTGCTCACCGCGAACAGTCAGGACGTTTTCTTTGAGTTCAACGTCGATTTCGTTTTCAGCGAAACCAGCCACAGCCA